TAATGGTTCCGGAACGCATACTTTAAATTTATATTCTGTACAAGTTACTATGTATCAGCAAAGAACTATAGATGAATATATAGCTGGTCAAGCTGATAATACACAGGAATGGCAGGAGATTGATCTTGCTGATAAATACATACTTAAAGATACTTTGGCGATTACAATAAATAGTGTATCATGGTCTATTCTTGGGACAGGTTCACTTTCAGAGAGCTTTGTTTTTTCAGGTTCTACAGATAAACATATAAAACTTATAAACAATACTGATGAATCGGCGAAGATACGTTTTGGAAATGGGACATATGGTGAAATACCTGGAAGTTATGATATTTATGCTACTTATGCGGTGGGCGGTGGTTCTGATTCAAATGTTTCAGCTAATACTATAATAGTTTATGCAGGTTCTAATACTAATGTAGAAGGTGTTTCAAACTTGTCTGCTATGACAGGGGGTGCAGATATTGAAAGTTTGGCTAGTGCTAAGGTTTTAGCTCCTCTTTTACTCAAAACACGTGAAAGGTTTGTTACTACAGAAGATGGAGAAGCTTTGTCACAAAATTATAGCGGTATAGCTTTAGCTAAAGTTAATAAAAATGTTTATGGTCTTCTCAGTGCTCAAGTAGTATGTATAGCTAATGGTGGAGGTAATCCTTCAGGTGCAGTCAAAACAGCTTTGCAAACTTACCTTATAAATAGAACTATTTTAGAATCAATAGATATCAGAGTTGAAGATGCAACTATTACTTCTACTGCTGTAACAAGTGCCGGTAAGGTTACTTCTGGGTATAACTGGACAAATGTACTTCCATATTTTAGACTTGCTTGGAAGTTATTTTTATCTGAAGCTGGTCAGGAGATACTTGATAATTATGATGATAATGGTGTTGAATCTGTTACTACTTTAATAAATACTGTTTTTTCAGAATCTTTTGATTCTACAGATTATGGACAGATTATTAGATTTTTAGATAATTTTACTCCACGTTCATTCGGAGATACTATTCAGGAAGCTGATGCATTCGGTTTTATAGATACTTTTGTAATAGGACTAGATTATTTAACTATTACTTTACCGTCATTTCCAATATCTCTTTCAGATGATGAGATTACTACTCCTGGGTCATTTACTTTAACGGAGATAACATGAGTTTACCTATATCGTTTAAAGAGTTTATACCGCGTATTTTTTGGCAGGACCCGATCTGTGATATTCTTGCAGATAAAATTGATGAACATCTTGAGGAATGGAAACAAGATCATATTAATTTATGGAGAATGTATGATCCTGCTGCTTGTTCTTCAGCTTTTTTAGAAGAACTTGGATATTTTTTAAATGCTGGACTTTCTAATACTGATACCGAACATCAGAAAAGAGTTAAGATATATACTGCTATAGAATCCCATAAGAACAGGGGAAGTTGGGAAAATGACGCAAAAGATAAAATAGATTCAATAGCTGGTGGAGATGCTCAGATAATAGATATTATTGGTACAAGTGATTGGATACTTGTTGGAGATGGTACTACTCCTACAGATTTTTATTGGGCTTCTATGGGAGTTGATGGAGTAGATGATGATCTTGGACTTGATCTCATAGGTGAAAGTACTGAGATCGGAGTAGCTGGTAATGTTTATATAGATGTAGACAACAATTCTCTTTCTGCTGATGAATTAACTCAAATTGAACTTGTTTTATCTGATATAGTACCAGCTTATTATATAGTACATTTAGGTTATATGAGTGGTGGAGCGTTTGTTGAATATAGTACAATATAGGAGGAAGACATGAATCATCATAATGTTGATTATGATACAACTTTACCTGAGGCTCTAGGTGATAGATATTATTCGCAAGACCTTATAAGAGATTTTCATTTCAAGAGAGACCTTGTGGGTAGACTTCTTTATGATATCGCTGAAAAAGCTTCTATTTTGGTATCTGGTGGACTTGTTACTCAGGGAGTAGGGGATACTTTAGATATAACTCCTTGTGTTGGTTACTGTGACTTTGATGTGGAAGTTCCAGATTCTTTTGCCTCTCTTCCTCCTACAAAGAAAACGGAGACTATAAAAGTACGTGTTGCTTCTACGCAACAAACAAATATGACTATATCTTCAGCTACTTTAAACGGTTCTACTGTGAACTATATTAAGCTTTCTTATACAGAAACTGACGGAAACAGTCGTAATCGTGCTAAAACTTCAGGTAGTTATGCTTATGAAAGAGTACCTAGCTTTTCATTTGTTGTAAGTTCTGTCTCTCCTACAGATTATGACATAGTGCTTGGTACTATTGTTGGTTCTCCTGGAGGAACGTTTACTATAGTACAATATCTTCCAGATAAATTTGCGCCATTTTCTCAGATAAATAATGATGTTGCTTTAAGTAGGAATCATAAGGTACTTGTTAATGGTTCACATGATCTTACACTTCCAACAGATGCGCAGGAAGGAGATTTTGTTGAGATAGATGTTTTAGATGGTAAAGTAAAGATTATACAATCTAATGCTAACGAAATTATTTCTTGGAGGAGGTCTCTTTTTACTACGAAAGGTACAGCGGGTTATCTTCGTCTTATGCCTGGGGATCATGCAAAACTAATTTATCAAGGTTCTGGTTTGGGACCACAGGACCCAACTAAGATAAGTGATCCTGCTACTCCGCCTACTGGTAATGGAACAGAAGTTGCGTGGTCTCCTGATGGTAGATATTTAGCCGTCAGTCATAGCACTAGTCCTTATGTAACTATTTATGATTGGTCTACTGGCTCTCCTGTTAAAATAGCAAATCCTGCTACTTTACCTACTGGTGATGGTAGTGGGTGTGCTTGGTCTCCTGATGGTAGATATCTAGCTGTTAGTCATAGTACTAGTCCTTATGTTACTATTTATGATTGGTCTACTGGTAGTCCAGTTAAGATAAGTGACCCTGCTACTACTCCGACAGGACTTGGAAGGGGGGTAGAATGGTCATTGGATGGACGTTATATGGCAGTTGCTCATGTTACTAGTCCTTATGTTACTATCTATGATTGGTCTACTGGTAGTCCTGTTAAAATAGCAAATCCTGGAACGTTGCCTGCTGGTACTGGTAGTGATTGTTGTTGGTCTCCTGATGGTAGATATCTAGCTGTAGGGATGGGAGTACCTAATTATATTACTATTTATGATTGGTTTACTGGAGTGCCGATCAAAATTTCTGATCCTGGAACGTTGCCTGCTAATGCTTGTAATGGTTGTTGTTGGTCTTCAGATGGTCGGTATTTAGTAATTGGACATAGTGCGAGTCCTTATATGACTATCTATGATTGGTCTACTGGTAGTCCTGTAAAGACTTCAAATCCTGCTACTTTGCCTACTGGTAATGGTAGTGGGTGTGGTTTTTCTCCTGGAAATCGTTTTATGGCTATTAGTCATAGTGCTAGTCCTTATGTAAATATTTATGAATTAAATGGTAGGAGTATATTAAAGATAAGTGATCCTGCTACTTTACCTACTGGTAGTGGTGCCCATGCGTCTTTTTCTCCTGATGGTAGATATTTAGCCGTATCATTTGCTTCTACAAGTCCATATGTACATATTTATGATTGTAGGGTATCGGCGTCAAAAGAATGGGTACTACAGATAGAGACTATGAAAGGCCAAGTATCTGGACATCAAAGTGAATTAGAGTATAGATTTATTTAAGGAAAGATGGATGAAAAATATGTGGGAAGATGTTTGTAAAGAAAGATTTAGTAAGCTTGAGGATACAGTTTCTGCTATATCTAGGAAAGTATTTAATGGTTTTAGTAAGTCAATAGATGATCTTAATGATACTGTTAAATATCTCAGGGGTCTTGTAGTTTGGCTTATTGTAGTAGGCGGTTTAGGAGTGATTGGTATATTAGTACAATTTTTAGTATTTATAGGAGGGACTAAATGAATTTTGTAACAGAACAAAGGAAGTTTACAGAACTTTTTAAATCGATACCTAAAAGAATACTTGAGCTTTGCATAAAGATTTTAGGAATTAAAGGGGTAGTTTTAGGTATATCTATATGGCTTATTTATAAAGGAAAGCTTGATAGTTGGGCTTTTGTTGTAATAATAGCCATAGTAATAGCTGAGAAAGGAGCTATGAAATTTCTTGAGAATTTGAGAGTTAACAAATGATAAAATGGATTAAAAAGAAATGGCATATCCTTGTTGGTATGATGTGTGGTATTATAGGTATTGTAGTACTTGTTTTAAAGGCTAAAGGTATCATTGATGCTGTTTTAGGTAAAGTTAATAGATCAGACAAGTTTACTATATTACCTGGGACTGATGATAGGATTATGGTTAAATCAACAGATGGATGGATTGAGACAAGATTGCCAAGTGGCGTAAAGGCAAAAAATGTTTCTGCTGTGGAGTATACGGAAAACAAAAAAGTAATAGTGGAGGTATTACATGAAATTATTGATCGTCGTGTTTCTTATGGTTCAGACTCCGATATGGGGTTATGAGTCACTTACTGATGAAGAGATAAAATCCTGGTGGTCTACACTTACTTTGGAACAGCGTATAGATGAAATTAGAAAGCTTGATATAATAGAACATTCAGAACCCGATGTTATTTTCCCTACTAGGATAGTTATATTAGAAGGAAGGAATCTTCATATTTTTTATCCTAATGAGAGATATATAGATGTTAAAATAGACGAATTTCTTCATTATAGGATATATCTTGAGGATGAGGAGATCAAGGATTTCATTCCTCCGGATGATGAGGTTGGAATAATCATAATATCTGGACTCATAGGATCCGCAATAGGATTGTTAGGCGGTATTGTCTTAGGAAGGTCTCTTCCTTAATGGAAAAGGACTTTTGGTATATAAAGGAGATGAAATTTTATGACAGGTAACAGGGAGAAATCTCGTGTATCTTTACTGGTTAAAACTAAGCCTTCTGGGGCTTGTGTACTCTGTACTTCACATAGACGAAGCAAATCTGGTACTGGTTATCCTGAAATAAGAATTAATGGTAAAACTTCTTCAGTAGTACATTTTTTATGGGAAGAAGAAAAGGGCCCTATCCCTGATGGTCTTCTTTTACATAATTTATGTGGTGATAAACGGTGTATAAATCTTGATCATTACGAACTTATTACTCTTCAGGAACTTACGCAAAAGACTTGTCTTCGTGGTGAAGAGAAATTTAACGCAAAATTAACAGAAGATGAAGCAAGGAATATTAAAAGGTCCTCACGTGGATACAAGTATCTGGCGGAAGTTTATGGGGTATCCTGGTCTACGATCAGGAATATAAAAAAAGGTAAAAGATGGAAGCATATTGCATGAAGAAAACACCTAAACAGTTACTTGAACTTAGGCATAAAAGATATAGAGAAATAGGAGTGAAGTTTGGGGTATGGTTTATGCTATTTCTTGGAATTATAGTTACTCAGTGTTTCCCTGATATTAAAGAGGGTGTTTTGGATACTACTTTTGAAGAGATTAACTTTACTCAACTTGTTTTAGGTGCTATTGTGGCCATTCCTCTTTTTTCGGTATTTGAGAAAAAAGGTACTTTGGATGGTAAGATGAAAAATGTAGGTCGTATTTTAAGATCGGCTTTCTTGATGGGCTTTTTCTGGACAGAAGTATTTGGAAACTTTTTCTGAACGTTATGCGATTATTATATATGTATCAGAATGACCCAATATTGTTTATGGAAATGTTTCCATGTGGGTCAAGATGATACAATTTGGCCTTTTAGAGGTATTTTAGGTGGGTCAGAATGATACATATAAATAAAGTCTAGGGCTGTTAGGTGGTTGTTGTTGCTTATTTCTGGGTATTTTCTGGTATATAAAAAAGTATGAGAAGGTACAGATTACTTAACAAGTGTTGATTATTGACAGGATTTGAAGGATGTGTTATAATGTTTTAGGATATTAGAGAAGGGTAAATTTGGCACGATTCTTGCTTATTTATTTATAGGAGGTAGAAAATGAAGGTAATAGAAGACAAGACATTTTCGGTAGTGAATCCGGAACAGTACACATGGGGTCATGTCACGAATGGACAGGTGGCGTCCTGTGCATCTGTGATAGTGAATATGATTAATCATGTCAGGAGTGAAGGTCCTGATCGTGAACTTGCCAAGACTTTAGTTCCTGGTATGCAACAATCTTTGATAGAAATCGCTCAGATAGCGGAGGTGTAGGATGAAATTTTGTGAATTGGCTTCGGTTTACGAATGTGAGAGATGCGGTTACAAGGAGATAATCATGGCTGGTGATCAACCTTCGGATTATTGTCCAGAATGTGAGTATGATTTATTATCTGATGAATGCAAAGCGTGTTTAGCTGAAAGATCAGACCCAAATTATGGAGGAACAGATGAAAACTATCAATGAAATGAACCAGGACGAATTAATCGTTTATGCACGGAAACTCGAAAACGGTGAAACTGGCCGAACGTTTGATAAGGCTGAAAAATATTGGCGGGAACAGGGTAACGACGAAATCGCTGATCAATTCGCAGGAATGACGGAACGGTGGTGGGAACTTGAGAAGAAGTATGGACCAAATAATGACTGGGAGACATGTAAAGTTTGTCTTTCAAAGAATGAGAATCCTAATTGTGAATGTTGTATAGCATCTAAGGAGATGATAGATCATGTTTAGCCTATTCGTTAAGGCGGAAGCTCCGGTTCGATTCCGGAGTAGGTTTTAGGGCTTGTCCCAATAAATTTTAAGGAGTAGACTATGGAAAAGGTTGAACTTGCTAAAGAGATCGTCAAAGCAATTACGAATGAAGAAATTCCCATTCGTGGGGCCTATGAAGGTACTTCATACGAAGCAAAATTCGCTGACGATAAAACTACTGTTACTTTGGACGGTGAGGATTTCGAAGTGATTGGTACGAAACGTTTACAGGCTAAGCCTAAAAAGGCTGTTACAAAGAAAAAGCAGGTACAGAAGAAGGCTAAGCCAAAGAAGAAAGAGCCAGTTAATTTGGACAAGAAGTGTTCCGAGTGTGGGAAGGATTTTACGGTATCGAAATTTAATCCGTATTTCGATAAATGTCCGGAATGTCGAAGAGGGAAATCATCTGGTGTTGGTATTGAAAAGAAGTGTGAGAAGTGCAACAAGATTTTCACTACTTCAAAATTCACCCCATACCAGAAATATTGTCAGGAATGTAGCAAGACACATCGGTTGGAGAATCTCGCAAAGCTCAAGAAGACTCCGGCTAAAAAGGCTTCAAAGAACGTTTCGGCTAAGAAGAAGGTTTCATCCTCTAAAAGAGGAATGATAAAGAAATAAGGCAAGGGACAGTCCCGTGAAAGCCGGGACCGGGAGGGAAATCTCCCGCTCCGCTCAACTTATAGTGCAAGGGGACCATATGACTAAGAATGTCCAAAAAGGTCAGAAGGCACCGAGAGAGGATTTTGTTTGTGAAAAATGTAAAAAGGTATTTTCAAGATGTGTTTATCATCCTTATATCACGGTGTGTCCTGAATGTAGAGGTAAAAAAAAGATATCTAAATCTGTTTGTCGTTTTTGTGATGATTTTTTGAAAAATGGCAAGCATAAACAGGGTATTTTTATCTGCCGGTGTGAAAGACACTGGTGGCTTCATGGGGACGGTTATTATAGAAATTGTCATGGTGATATAGTATTATATTATCGTGGTGAAGCATTAGGACCTATTAATGAACATGGTGATATAAGGAGATTAAGAAATGAGCATCAAAAATCTATGCAGAAATAATCCTAAAGCATTTATGCAGAGTATACATGATAGAATACCTAATAGAAGATTTTGGAAGGATGAGGAATTAACGCAAGTTTTCTGGTTGGGGGTTTATAAATCGATAAAAACTGTTGATTGGGAGAAAGACCCAATTAAATATCTTACGAATGGTGGAAATCAAGAAATAAAGAATTATATTTTAGTTAATTATCGTAAGAGTCTTGTTAAGTATTGTAATTCGTGCGGTAGATATGTTAGTTTTAGGAAGTTTTTTTGTCCTAGATGTAATACTGAGCTTATTATTATTAATAGGTTTGTAGAATTTGTAGATTCTGTTCACGAGGATGATGCTATAATAGATAAGGTTATGATAGAACAATTTGTAGGTATTTTAGAGAATACTGAATTTTATGTAGCAAAAAGATGGCTCTTGGAGCGTGCTGATCTTTATGAACAGAATCATCTAAAAACTATAGCTATAGAACTTAATATTTCTGCGCCACGTGTGGCACAAATTAAAAATAAGATTAGAAAAAAATTTAAGGAGTGGTACAAATGACTATAAAGAAATTAAACAAAATCAAGAAGTCTTTTAGATGGAAAACTATGCAGGGAGAAGTACTTACTTTAGATGAGATGGATACAAAACATGTCTTTAACAGTCTTAAGATGTGTTATAATCATCTTGCAGATAGGTTTAATAAACCTGTTTTTTGGTTCAATAATAAGTATTCAGATTATATAGATATGGCGATTCATGATCCTGATAAATTGGCTCTTATCTGTGTAGTCTTCTTGTTGGAGATAGAGAAGCGAACAGATTTACCTATTAAATATAATTGGATATATAGAAAGATTAAAGAAAATATTACTGGTATTGAAGTGAAAGATTTATACAATTATATTAACTGGCCGGATTCTTTCTTAGTTTCTAAATTTTGTAACTTAATCGAAAGGTTTTAAGGGTATATAAAAAAGGTATAGCGATTGGTTTGGGAGATTGTAAGGTTGAAACTTGCCGCCAGTCTTGGGGATAATCTAAGACCAAATAGGATTGTCCAACTATTTATGGGTCTGGTTTAGATGAACTTTGGTCAGACTTTTCCTTAATTTCTGTCAAGAGGAAGTTAAGGATAAAAGGAAAGTTACGTGTCTTTGGGGGAAGTGTGGGTTTTCTACTTCTCAAACAGTAACCGGGAGGGTTGCGCAAAATTGGCGCCTGGCCTTGATTGGATAAACACCATCCAATCTAAACAGCAACTTAGGGAAGAGATTTGATTTGGTCGTCGGATCTCTTCCCTTTTTATTGGGAGGATTAAATTGGAAGTAGATGTTGTTGTTGATTTACAATTTGGTAGTACTGCTAAGGGTAAGCTTTGTCAACATTTAGCAATTAAAAGAAAGTATGACTTTTCGGTACGTGTTCAATCAATTCAAGCTGGACATACTGTTATTTATCGTGGTAAGTCTTTTAAAATGCGCACAATTCCTTGTGCGTGGGTCAATCCAGATGTTAAATTGGTACTAGGTGCTGGTTGTTTTATAGAGAAGCCGCTTCTACTTGAAGAGATAGATATGTTAGAAAAATTTGGTATTTCTATTAAAGATCGTTTGTTTATAGATTATCGGGCTACTTATGTAATATCTGATGATAAACGTCGAGAGATGGATTATAAACTTACTCAAAAGATGGGTTCTACTTCAGAGGGAGCAGGTTCAAGCTTAATAAGGAAACTTTGGCGTAGAGGTAGGCCGACACAGGTTAAAAATGATAGTTGGGCTTTAGACCATAAGTTGAATGTATGTGATACTTTAGAACTTATGGAGGATTCTACTGTCCTTCTTGAAGGATGTCAGGGTACTTTGTTAGGTGTTCATACTACACCATATTATCCTTTTTGTACAAGTAGGGAATGTTCTGCTAGTGCGATTTTAGGCGAAGCCGGTATAAGTCCACGTGATGTCAGAGATATTTTTGGTGTTTTTAGAACTATGCCTATACGAGTAGGGGGAAATTCTGGTCCTACTGGAGGGAGACAACTTACTTGGAAGGAAGTTTCTGATTATTCAGGTAATCCTTTTATAAAGCCTGAGGTTACTACTGTTACTAATAGGGAAAGACGTATATTTTGTCTTAGTATAGAAGATTTACTTTGTTCTTTAAGAATTAATAATCCTTCATATTTAGTATGTACTTTTTTAGATTATATTAATTTTAAAGATAGAGATAATACTATATGGGATAAACTTTCAGATAAATCAAAGAAATGGGTTAATATGCTTGAATGTCAGATAAACAGGAGGATAGACCTTATAAGTACTGGTCAGAACTCACAAGCATGGATTACAGCAGGCAAAGCTATATAGGAGGAATAATATGGCATGGAATTTTGATGGACAGAGTAGTAAAACAGGAATTCAAAAAGATTGGATTATGGAAGGGAAAGTACCTACTTTTCTTTTTAAGTCTGATCCGGAACGTGTAAGATTTCTTATGAAAGATGTTAGTATACAGTCTATTATGAAGTCTAAGAAGTTATCTAAGGAAGAGGCACAGAATTTTATTAACACAGAACTTTTATGGGAATCTTGGATTATGCCGGTTGGATTTTGGGAGCATTCGATACCGAGTATTACTGGTAAAAGGTTTTATTCTACCATGGTTTGTCGTGGTATGCAAACATGCCCATTGTGTGCGGAGAATAATGAGGCTAAAGATAATGGTGTTACTGAGAATAAACTTCTTCCTTATCCTATACGAAAACGTTATGTAGCTCCTGTTTATTCGTATAGATTCAAAAAAATTCTTTTTGTAAGACAGCACCAAGATTTTTATGAGGATATAGCGGCGTATGTTGAAAAACATGGGCTTGATATTGACTTTGATTTTTCGAAGTCTGGAAAAGGTCTTAATACTCGATATAAATCAATATATCTTGGTGAATCTGAAAAGAAAATGTCTGAGATAAAACTAAAGGTTATCCTTCCTAAGGACCTTGATTTTACTATAAGCCAGGAAGAATTAACAAAAAGATTGGGGGGTATTCCGGATTTTGTTCCTGAGGATATCAAAAAAGATGATTTTATTGCTGATGATATTAAAGAATCGTCGGATGAATCATTAGATGAGGATGGGGATTTTATTATTCCTTTTGGTTCTCATAAAGGAAAGTCTATACAGGAACTTTTTGATATGGGAGAAATTAAATATCTGGAGTTTTTAACTGAAAAGGCTTCTGGTGTGGTAAGGGATAAAGTTGAAGCTTTTTTGGTGAGTCAAGCTGAATAGGCTGTTTGGGTGAAAGCGTTCGGATTGTGTTTCAAGGTTTAGCTGATCTTTGTCTTGATGGAATAAGCTGTCCCTGTGGTCAGGTTTTTTAAAGAGGTAATATGAAAATTACTGAGATATATGAAAACTATCTTAATAAATATGGTACTGAACAAAAAGAAATCTCTTTTGTAGTAGGCACAGGTTCTTATCTTTTGAATCGGGCTTTAATAGCAGGTGGTTATCCTTCTGGTCGTATTATAGAGATATTCGGTCCGGAAGGTGCTGGTAAGACTACTTTAGGAATCCATGCTTTGGCTAGTGCTCAAAGCATGGGACTTAAAGTTGCTTTAATTGATGCTGAGTGTGCTTTGGATGAAGAGTATGCTAAAGCTGTTGGTCTTAAAGGTAAGAAGAATGTGGATTTTTTTTATGGTACTCCTGATTATGGTGAACAAGCTTTTGAAATAATGTTTGATTTACTTGTTTCTGGTGTTTCTTTGATAGTTATTGATTCTGTGGCGGCTCTTACTCCCAAGGCGGAGATTGAAGGAGAAATGGGAGAGGCACACATGGGGCTTCAAGCAAGAATGATGAGCCAAGGTATGCGTAAATTAACTAAACTTGTTCATGATTCCAATGCTGTAGTGATCTTTATGAATCAGATACGTTCAAAGATAGGTGTATTTTTTGGTTCTCCTGAGACTACTACAGGAGGAAGAGCTTTAAAATTTTATGCTTCGCAACGTATTGAAGTTCGTAATGGAGAGGCTTTAAAGATTGGCAATAATGTTTATGGTAAGTTTGTTAAAATAAAAGTAGTAAAAAATAAAGTAGGTCCTCCTTTAAGAATATGTCAAATACCTTTTGTCTTTGGTAGGGGAATTGATTTAGGTAGAGAGATATTTGATGAGCTTGTTTTACATGGTAAGATAACTAAAAAATCTAGTTATTATTATTATGGAGAAGAGAAGTTGGGTAATGGTAGTGCTAAGGCTACTATGATTATAAATGAAGATTTGGATCGATGGAGGGATATTTTAAATGATAAATCATAGATTGATAAGGAATTTAAGATGGGTAAGAAGATTTAATTTTCATTCTATAAATCATGAACAGAATGTGGCTGAACATTCTTTTTTTGTGGGTCTTCTTGCTTATGATTTAGGTTTAGTTTTTAATGGTGAAATGTATGCTTTTAGATGCATGAAAACTGCTTTGTATCATGATCTTGAAGAATCTGTCACTAGCGATATTCCGTTTTTGGTTAAGCGTTATCTTGATACTCAGTTTATAGAGCGTACCGCTAGAAAAATGATTAATATTAAAGATATACATAAAGATAATTTTGATGATAGTATTTTATCTATAGTACGCTTAGCGGATATTGTTGAAATGAAATTATTTTTAGAAGAAGAAAGAAGGACTGGTAATATGAGTCTTTATGAGATAGAACAGGAAGCTTTTTATCTATTGGTTCATAGTAGTGCACCTAAAGTTTGTATTGATGCGGCTTATGAATTAGTTCAATCGATTCCTCAGAAGCCAATAACCGATGATCTTATACATACATGGAAGTTTGGGGTATGATAACGATTGAGAATATTATAGATATTGAGACTGATTTACTTAGATCAGAGGTATTTAAACTTATAGAAGTACATGTTGATTATATTTCTTTGGATCAGGAGAAGTTTACTTATCTTTTGGGTTATTATCCTGCTATGTATAATTATGTAAGTGAGCTTTATACATTTATGATTGGACAGGTTCGGGCTTTTGTAGAGGTTAAAGATCAGTTTAGAACTGCGAATAGTCGTGATAAAAGAGATATTTTGGAACAGGCTTTAAAATCAATTAAGCTACAATATGAATCTTTATCACGTAAAATAACTTTACTTGCGCCAAATTTGGCAAGGGGGGACATATGATAAAACTTATTCGTAAATGGATAAATGAACTTGAGGGTTACTGTAATTGTAATGAGATTGAAGCTATAGAAATGGATTCTAGGACTTATCAAGATTTATATCAAGAGATTTTGTCTGATGATATAGATTATGATAATGATATAGAGATAACTATTAATTCTTTATTTGGTATATCAATTAAAGTAGTTGATCTTAATCCTACTATCAGATATATAACCATTAGAGGTGAGGAATAATGCATATTGAATTTGATTATTCTCCTGATGATAGTAATGAAGTCGTTGTAACAGTTTGTCCAATTAATGGTGCTATTAGAAGAATTACAAAACAGGTACCTAAAGAGACTATACTAGATTCTAGTTTTGATGTTTGTTGGCGTGTTTTGGGGTCTATTGTTAGGGAAGAGCTTAGAAAATGAGTAAATGGCTTAGATTTGATATTTGGCCTTATGATAGTAAGAAGACTTATACTATAGGAGTATATAAAAAGGATACTGGTGGTCTTTTGGGAGTTATTAAATGGTATAATTATTGGAGGCAATATTGTTTTTTCCCTGAAGGTAATACTATCTTTTCTAAAAGTTGTTTGGAAGAGATTAATGTTTATATCGATCAACTTATGAAAGAGAGGAAAAATGTATCACACAAAAGGGTGTAGAGAAGTACTACAAGTTTGTGATTTTCCGGAAAATCAGTATAGGTTAATAGAGAAACTTCTACTTAAACATAGTCCTAAACAGATTACTCAAGTAGTATGGGCTAAGGACAAGGATGGTGAGCATGATGATTTTGAATGGTTTATGCCGCTTTTTGATCATTATATCCCTGCTATAGGTGAATCTATTAATATTGTTTTAGATGATTGGTTTTGGGAGGCTTATGATTATCTTGCACAATTTGTTGAAGATGATTTTCATATTACTGATTTAAGATTAATTTCTGAGATGTCAGAGAGTATGGATCGTTTAAAGCAGGCTATTAGCAAGTCAAAACCTAATATAAGATATGTTTATAAGGTATGGAAGAATATAATCTCTCATATAGATATTTCTAAGATTCATTTTGAACCTATTAAGCGGCATGAGGTAAGGACTAGTGACTTTACTTTCCCTGATTGAAGATTATGGATATTCTCTTGAAAAAAGAGGAATAGAGTATTGGATGAAATGTCCTTTTCATGAAGGAGATACTGATCCTTCTTTTTCTATAAGCCCTACTGAAAAAGGATATGTATGGTATTGTTTTGGTTGTAAACGTGGCGGTGGGGCTATCAAGTTTATTGCATTTCATGATCATATTTCTACTAAAGAGGCAAGGAGAAAATGGGATAAATTAAATGGGAAGGTGGTTGATAAATCTCCTAATGTACTTGATGACATATTGCTTTATCTGCAGGAGGAAGCTAAAAAATCGGATAAATTTAAAGATTATCTTAATGATAGACATGTTTCAAAAGAGACTGCAGAAGTTTTTAGGTTAGGATACTGCAATGACTTTCAGGATTTATGTACTATGTTTGGGATCGGAGGTTCTGATTTAAAAGAGCTTGGACTTTGGGATATGTCAAATAGTGTCATCTTCCCTTTTGAAGATATAGATGGTGTTTTTAAATTTCATGGTCGGAAGATAGATTCTAAAGATTATATGACTCAAACAGGTAAGACTTGGAGAAATTCTCTATGGGGGCTTTCTTTTCTTAAAGAGGATATAGTCTATGTAGTAGAAGGTTATCATGATGTACTTGTAGGTTATGAGAAAGGTTATTCTTGTGTGGCTATGTCTGGTACTACTATGCACTCTGAGTTTTGGCAGGAACTTAGAGAACGTAATATAAAGAAAGTAATTTTTATGCCTGATGGTGATAATGCAGGTTATGATTTTTTAAATCGTTTACTTAAAAGTGGTTTCCCACGTGATTTTTATGTTTCTTATATACATCTTAAGTTTGGTGATCCTGATGAGTGTTTTTTATCTGATAAAAAGCTTCCTCCGGAACAAGTTCCTTTAGAGTGGTATGTTAACTGGAAATGGAATGGTGTTTATTCTTTATCTGAAAAGATAAATATGTATAAAGACATATCTACTTTTTTTGTACGTATGCCACGTTATGAAAAAGAAGTTATGATACCGTGGTTTCGTGAAAAGTATGGAGATGAGGCTTTATCATATTTATATATTGATATACAACCTGATTTTCATGCTGAAGAAATAGTACTTGGAAATTGTTTACATTCAGATTCTATAAGATCAGAGACTTACAAAGTTTTATCTGAAGATTGTTTTCATATTAATGTATATAAGAATCTTTTTATTTTTATACGTGATCAGGAGAATGTTACATATACTTTAGTTAAGGATGTATTTAAACGTGATTTTGATGTAGATTTGATAAATTATAAGTATTATATAAATAAGGTTAAGGATATAAGAAGTAGAGAAAAGTTATATGATCTTTTAGATAAAGTTAAGAATGAGGAATATGATGATCCTGCTGAAATAGTAGGTAATTTAGTTGAAAAATTATACAAGATCAGTGAGAATAATGTAAATGTATTTGATTCTGCTTCTATTGCTAAAAGGGTAATAATGGATTTAAACCAGAAAGTTAATGATCCTAAAGTGATTGGTATATCTCTTAGTAATAGATTTCCAGTCTTAAATAGGGTTTTACTTGGTTATATACCTGATAAATTTATATTGCTTTCTGGCTGTACTGGTCATGGTAAGACTACTGTAGCTTGTAATTTAACAGATGATTTGATATTTGATAAAAATCAAAAAGTACTTTGGTGTACTTTAGAAATGACTCCGGAGGAGATAATAGAAAAACAGCTTGTAATTAGAAGTGGTATAGCTGGTACTAAATTGATGGTTGGTTCTCTTGAACAGTCTGAATATAATGAAATTTCTAAGATAGCCCATGATTTTTTAAAAAATAATTTAAGGATAGTACATCGTGTATATGATTTGTATAAGCTTGTTTCTATTATACGTTCTCAAATTATGAAATATAATATTAGAGTAATTTTTATTGATTATGTTCAGCTTATATCTGTAAATAATAAACGAGAAAGATGGGAACAACTTATGGAGATAAGTAATGTTTTAAAGAAAAGAGTATGTTCTATGGGTGTTACGGTGATTGCTCTTTCACAACTTAGCAAAGCGGCTTTAAAGTCTGATATTCCTTTGGCTAGTGATCAAGCTGGTAGTTATGGTATGTTAGCTGATGCCGATGTTGCTATTACAGTAAAGAAAAAGATTGGACGTGAGATTTCAGAAGGTTCTAATTTCCTTTTTTACATAGATAAACATCGATATGGGCATGATTGTATATTGATTGATGCTGTTTTTGATAAGGCTGTTCTTAAAATAAGAGAACTTAATGTTTAGGATTTATCGGTATATAAAAGGGTTGGAGGTGCGAGATGAATGTTGAAAAGATAAAATATCCTCATCCTGCAGGCGGTCAAGTATTAAAGCAGACTAAAAGGGTATCTATACAAAAATGTGGGGGAAAGTGGACAGAACTTACGGCTTTAAAGAGATTGGCAGATGCCGGAGTAAAGTTTTTGACATTCTATGCTGGTAAAGCTGTTAAGTCATTATTTATCCCTAAATATGGCTTGGGGAATGGTTCTTGGGGTGCTGTGGATTTCCTTAAGAGAAAAGGTTATACTTGGATGATTAAGACATGATAATAATCTGTTTTGTTGGTGATCCTTTGAGTGGGAAGACTACTTTAGCTAAAGAAATAGTCAAACATTTTAGGGATAGTAAATATTTTTCTAGCGGAGAATATGCTAGAAGTCTTGGTATGGATAAAAACGAAGATAGTATAAAGACTTATGATTTATCCTTATCTTTAAATGATGCTATAAATGAGAAAGTTTCTTCTTTAGTTAAAGATTCTTCTTTGGGTTTTAGTCATGTAATATTAGATGGTTTTCCACGTAGTACTTTACAACTTTCTCTTTTGAAAAATCTCGTTCCTGCAGAAGTTATACATATTTTTTATATAACTATTAATCCTTGGATGATGGAAGAGAGGATGAAATCTCGTAGGCGTACAGGAGATGAGCGGGAGATTATAATCGCTAGAAAATATAGTAGTATACGATTACGTATTGATATAAATTATATGTTAGATAATATTTATGATATTTGTGGTAGTAATCCCATATATGATAATAAACAAGAGGTACTTAAATGTTTAGAAGATTATTGGGCAAAGTTTGTGAATGGGCATTAGGCTATAATAGAATAGTATATTATGACTATACTGGTATAGTATTTACTCCTGTTACTCTTTTTAATAAAAAGATTTCGTATAAAGGAGATGCTGGTTATGATTTATATGTTAATGAGCAGACTGTTATACCTAGTAGAAGTGTAAAGGATGTTTCTACTGGTATTTATATTGATCCTAAAGCAAGTATTTGGTTTGAAATAAAGGCGAGAAGTTCTACATTCAAGAACTTAGGTTTAGAGGTACAGGATGCTGTTATAGATAAGGGTTATCGTGGAGAACTTTTCGCAATAGTCCATAATTCTAATGATTTTGATGTTGTAATAAGTTTTGGTTCTCGGATCTGTCAAATAGTACCTCATTTATTACTCCCATGTAAATTTATTTTGGGAAAACTTTCTAAGTCTGAGAGAGGAGATAAGGGTTTTGGGAGTACAGGAAAATAAATATATTATTATTGGAAATGTCCTGGTTGTGGTCAATATAGATAGTCGGAATTTGAGAAGGTGGAGATAGGATGACTCATCTTCATTTACATACTGATTATTCCATTCTTGATGCTATAGTCAAGATTCCGGAACTTATTGAAAAGGTTAAATCTCAAGGACATAAGGCTGTAGCTATTACTGATCACGGAACTTTAGGTGGAATAGTTGATTTTTATATGGAATGTAAAAAGAATGATATAAAGCCTATTCTGGGATGTGAATTTTATCATGCCCATAAAAAGACTGATAAGGTAAATCATCATATAATACTTTTAGCTAGAAATCGAGAGGGTTTTGATAATCTTGTACATTTAAATAATATAGCACATGATAATTTTTATAAGAAACCACGTATCTTGGATGATGATCTTAGAGCTTATGGGAAAGGTTTGATTGGTCTCAGTGCGTGCATAAGTGGTCATTTGGCTACAGAGATTTTGGCAGGTAATGGCTTTGATTTTAAGTGGTATACCTTTGTTCGAGAATGTTTTGATGCTTTCTATTTGGAACTTCAGGATAACAAGATTAAAGAACAATATCAAGTAAATGAAGTATTTTTAAAAATTGATCCTAAGGTTTGTATCGCTACTAATGATATACATTATTTAGATAAAGACGATAAATTTGCACATGAAGTACTTTTGGCAATACAGACTCGGAAAACTGTCGATAAAGCTATGAAATTTTCTGGAAGTGGTTATTTTGTAAGGGACAAATTTAATCTTCCCAAAGAGGTTATAGATAGGACTGATGAAGTAGCTAATCTCGTAGAAGAATTTAGTATTGGATATGATGATTGGAAGTTGCCTAATATAGAGATTAATGAATCTTTGGAGTATTTAAGTCTTTCTGATCGTCTTTTTACTTTAGATTTAAGAAGTAAGGAATATCAACAAAGGTTTGATATGGAGTGGAAGATTCTAAAAGATAATGGTTTTTTACCGTATTTTAAAATCATAGCTGAATTATATAAATATTTTAATGAACAAGATAAATTCGTGGGGTGGGGAAGGGGTTCTACTGGAGGATCGCTTGTTGCTTATTTATATGGTATTACAAAGATTGATCCGATAAAGTGGAACCTCTATTTTGAACGTTTTTTAAATCCTGGTAGAATTACTATGCCTGATATAGATATGGATTTTCAACCTACAGATAGGCATTTGGCTATTAATAAATTAGGAGATTTTGGCAAAGTTACACAAATAGGATCATATGGTACGCTTAGTACCAAAGAAGTTATTAATTCTGTATCAAGAGCTATGGGTATTATGACTGGTCTTGGTGGTTATGTTCCGAATGAGGCACCTGTCCCTACTATTAAAGAACTTATGGCTACACAGGCTTTTAGTAATCAGGTGGAGAAGGAGAAAAATCAAAAAATGATAAATGTATGTATGAGACTTGAAGGTACAAAAAGATCATGTTCTATACATGCTGCTGGTGTTGTACTTACTGATGATAATATTCCGATGCGTATTGCTAGAAGTGGAGTAAATAAAGGTATCTGGTCTACTGAATGGGACATGTACTCTCTTGAGAAACTAAAATATATTAAATTTGATATTCTTGGTCTCAAAAATCTTGAGGTTATCGATAAGATATGTAAACAAGTTAATATCAAGGTGGATGATATTCCTCTTGATGATGATGAGACTTTTAAGCTTATTCAAAGTTGTGAAACTACTGGTATTTTTCAGTGGGAATCTGACGGTTATAGGAATATCATAAAGAAGCTTCATCCAGATAATTTTGATGAGCTTTTGGATTTGAATACTTTATATAGACCTGGATGTCTTGAGTCTGGTATTACTGAGTTATATATAGAACGTAAGTTTGGTCGTAAACCTATAGAACAACTTCATCCCAAACTTAATATGAAAAGATATGGTCTTCCTTTGTATCAAGAAGATATTCTTGAAATGGCTGTGCAACTTGCTGGATATAGTCTTTCTGAGGCTGATTTATTAAGGAAGGCTATAGGTAAGAAGGAGAAGGAAACTTTTGATGAGATCAAGCAAGGATTTATAGAAGGTTGTATGGTTCACTCTAAAATGAACGAAGTGGAAGCTTATAGTTTTTGGGATAAATTAGAAAAATTTGCACGTTATACATGGAATAAAGCTCATAGTGTGGCTTATACTTTAATTTCTTGGTGGACTGCTTATTTATCGGCTCATTATCCTGAATATTTCATGTGTGAAATACTTAATCAGGCTGATAGCGGTGATAGGCGCAGAGTACTTTTAAGTGATTGTAGGAGAAGAGGAATTCGACTTGAGTATCCTGATATTAATTATAGTGGTAAAGATTTTAAGGTTCTTGAAGATGGTAAAGCCATTTATATGGGACTTAATGGTATAAAATATGTAGGTGAAAAGACAGTAAATAAAATTCTTAGGGTAAGAGAAGAAGGTCTTTTTAGAGGTCCTAAAGATTTTAAAGAAAGAACAAAAGTTTCAAAACGTATAATAGAATATTTAGGTTATGCTGGGATTTTTCAAAATGACGTTCCTTTAGATAAGGAGCGTGAGGCTTTAGGATATAATTTAAAATGTCGTCAACTTGAAAAATGGTGGTGGTCAAAGTATACTAATCAAATGGGTGAAGTTATAGATATTCATAAGATATTAACTAAACATGGTAATCCTATGGCTTTTTTGTCTGTTGAATATTTTAATGATACTGGTAGTATTACTGTTTTCCCTGATATGTGGGCTAAGATAAAAGACATTATCAAAAATGGCACAGTTGCATTTTTTAAGATAGATAAGCGTGGAGTATTAACCAATATTTGTTCTCCTGATGCTTTTTTGTCTATGAAGATTGATATTATAGATAGTGAAGGTTATCTTTCATTTGCTCCTTCTTTTAAGGGGGAGCCTAATATTTTTTCAGATTCATTTGGACTTGCTAAAGCTGATATAGATGAAGATTATATTGAATTTATTGATGTAGAGTTTGGAATAAAATCTATATATATTTAATCCATGGGTCTTTTTGGTATATAAAAAGGTTGGAGGATCAAATGAAAGGTAAAAAGTTTAATTAAGACCAATAGAGATGATGAAGTTGTGATTAGGGGATCTTACGGGTCTGAGGCATTCTTAATGCAGGATATAATGAGTAGATAGATGATTACTGAGAAGATTAGAAAGGATTGGGATCACAAAATAGAGTTCTTAAGAGGTTATGGACAAAAATATATGAATGATTGGGAAAAGGATTTTATTGACTCTATTCACAAATTAAGACAATCTGGTGGTGATATAACATTAAGACAGTCTTTTGTTTTAGTGAAGTTATATAAATTTATAGAAGGGAGGATAGGATGATAAATCCTGCAGAACTTGTTTACAAAATTTATGAAATGGAAAATGAGCCAAGGGAGCATTCTGAATCTCATTATCCATCTGGTTTGTGTGCTATAAAGGGAAAACAGTTTATCGGTAAATGTAGAAGGTCAACTTTTTATAGTATGAAGGGATTTGAAGTATCAAATCCGATAGAAGGTGTTGCTTTGTTTAAGATGGATATGGGTAATATGATTCATGATCGTCTTAATGATAAGCTTTGTACGGCTATTGGATCGATTCTAGGAAAGGAACTGATCTTTGAACGTGAAAAGGTGGTCAAATGGAAGGAAAAGGGACTTACAATGCCGTTTTCCGGAAAGGTGGATGCTCTTTTCCATATGGATATTGATATAGGTGGAGAATGGAAGTCTACCTATGGAAGAGGAGTTACTGATATCAAAAATAATGGCCCGAAGGAAGATGCTGTTCTTCAAGTACTTTCTTATCTTCGTAGTCCACTTAAGCTTAAGTATTATCTTCTCTCTTATCTTGCAAGAGATTCTGGTTATATTTTTTCTTATTTATTTGAGAAGGTAGGCCGGGAGATAGAAGTTACATGGCTTAATAGTGGTGCGAAAAGTAAAGTTGAAATAAAATGGTCTCATATTGTGGCTGGTCTTAAGACGGTTGAAGAGGCTTTAGCTTATGATTATCCTCCTAAGCGTGATTATTCTAAGACATCTGGTTGGAGATGTCGATATTGTTCTTATATGGATTTATGTTGGGAAGATGAGTAAAGATAAGTTTAAAAAGCAAGTTTTAGAAAGCTGTGATGGTATCTGTGAAAATCCTTTCTGTGATGCGGATGCTACCACAGTACATCATTTTTTAAAAAAATCGTCTTATCCAGAGTATAAGTTTGATCCTGATAATGGTATGGGGGCCTGTGGTTCTTGCCATGCTGAAATAGAACGTAGGATTAGAAATAAGGAAAACTGGTGGGAGATTATCCCTATCAGTAGATATAATAAAATGATGGAGAAGGAAAATGTTAAGAGAAATAGGTTATAGATTATCTGACATGGCACCTATCACCTTTTTAGTCATTATTTTTATTTTTATGATTGTTCTGATTGCTTTTTTGGTTAAGCTTATGAACGATATAAAATGGCGTGGAAAGATTTATGATCATATGGATGTGACTATTAAAAAAGAAATAGACCAGAGAGATTTTCTTATTAGTAGACAAAGAAGTCGTATTAAAGAGCTTGAAAAAGTTATTGATGAACTTGTGGCTATGGTAAAGGGTGCCATGCTTATGCAAAATAAGTCTATTGAAATTTTAATGGGAGTTAAGAAGCATGTCTTTGGACATACAGAGATTGGGAAAGAGATTGAGGGTAAAGAAACAAAATCAAGAACCTCTTAATTTGAATGATAAATTTGAGATTCTGGATGCTGTATCCGATTGTAGAGAACAGCTTAAAGAGGCTTATCGGATGGGTTTCGAACGTGGAAGATGTTTAAGAGATGAATGTAAAGAGATATGGCAGTCTTATTTTGCCGAAGATTTGGGAGGTAAGTAATGTTATTTGTTGGACGGATAAAGAGTCGCGTAAAGTTAGGCAATGAATTTACTATAAATAATGAGGGTTGTGAAGTATTTGTACTTGAAATTGATGTTAAAGAGAATATAGTTCTTGTAGCAAAAGGTAGAGAAATTGGATGGGTCTCTATTGAAGATATAGAATTTGATAGGATGCCTCAGATTCATAAGTATGATTCTGGTGGTGATTATTTTGGGTTTACTCAGGAAGCATGATGAAAGGTTATAAAATAAAGATACCGGTTCCAAGAATTGATATAAAGAAAAGCATCAATAGATTTAATAGAAAGCATGGTTCTTTTAAATATGGTCGTCATAAAGGTGCTTTTGGTAAGCCTAGGTGGAGGAGAAAATGAAGATAAAAGCATTTGATAAAGTAGGTAACACTTTTGTTAAGAATGTAATTTTTCATGATGGTCTTATTGATTTTGGTGGATGGGCTACATATAATGCTAAAGGTTTGATTGAAAGATTTGATGATTGGAAGAAGGAAAAGAGAAATTTTTGTATAGATATGGGCGGATTTAATCATAAGGGAAGTCCAGTCTATATTTCTAATAGAAGTATATGTAAGATTATAAAATATGCTAAGGCAGTTTTAGAAAAGAAAATACAAAAAGTTCTTTTAGAAGTCTCTGTTCTGGATGATGATATTTGTTTTAATATTATTTTCCCTAATACTGGAGAGATACGACAGAAGCGACGGTCTAAACAGTGGTTTATGGATCGTGTTTTTATGAATGAGTTTAAAGGTAATTATAAGAAATATGGGGAGATTTTAGAAATTGAACAAAAAGATTAAGATATTATTAATAGGTGCTATCTATAAAAGCTTTAGGAAGATAGAAAAATGAATTATTTGGCTATTGACCCACATAGTGATAAATTGCATGCAGTTGCTTTCTTTGTAAATGGTAGATGTGAGGATATACAGGATTTTGATTTTGATGATCTATATGATTATGTATATAATTCTGGTCTTGTTTCTGCAATAGCTGTTGAAGATCAATATATGTATAAGAATGTACGTACGTTGAAGACTCTTGTACTTGCTGTGGGGGAGATAAAAGGTATAGCCAAGATGTGTGATGTGGGGTTCTATTTAATTAATCCTGCTAGTTGGCAGAAGATGATAAATTTTCCTGGTACTAAGTTATCTAAAGCAGAAAAGGATAAAATGTATATAAGAAATGCTAATAAGTATTGTAAGGTAGATAATGCTGATCATGCTGTTGCTGTACTCATAGGTGTGTATTTTGGATTCAACCTTGACATGTATATAAAAGATATGGTAAAATAGAGTATAATGAGTGGTATAGATTTTGATGATGTAAAGAAAGATAAGAGGGGGCATATTGAGCCTGTGAATGGTAAGCGTAAGAGAATACCAAAGTGGGTAGAAAATATGGCTTTTGATTTAGTGGCGAATGGTGCTACTAATGCAATTTTGTCTGAGAAGTATAAGAAAAGTATAAATACATGTTCCTATTGGAGAAATCAATCAGAAGTTAAAGAACTTATGGCTAAGATTAAAGATGATCTTTATCAACATGCGCTTAGTATGTATCAAGGTCTTTCAAGTCGTGCTGTTGAAGTATTGGCTAGATATATGGGTTATGATCCTGAGACTGGTGAATTTTCTATTCCTGATTTAAGTTCTGATGTACGCCAGGTAGCTACTGATATTGTAAAGGGAACTGGTATTCATAAAAGTGAGGTTAGTTTAGTAGGATCGATGGGAGTTTCTATTGGTGCTTTGTCTCCGGAGGATGATGAGCGCATATCTCGTGAACTTGGTAGGATTTTTAATGACCAAGACAGAAAGAAAAAGAAACTTATATCTCAAGATTAAATTTCCAGCTTTATGGCTGGCGATTAATGTACACAGGACGCATAAGAATCGTCCTATTACCTTTAATCGCAGACATTATCTTAAGGCTTTATATCTTGATACCTCTGATGATATAACTGTAAAAAAATCAACTCAATGTGGAGTATCTGAATGGTTATGGCTTGATACAGTAGGTAAGGCTATGGAGGGAAGGAGTGTTTTTTATGTACTTCCTACCATTATTCTTAAGAATCAATTTGTACGTGATAGAGTCGATACGTCGATTTCTTTTACTCCTGCTTACAAGCAAATGATTAAAATGGGCGAAAAGAGTTCTGAATCTATGAGTCTTAAGCATATTTCTCGTGGTGGTGTTGCGTTTGTAGGTTCTAATAGTAAGGCTTCTTTTACTTCTTATGCGGCAGATGATTTTACAATTGATGAACTTGATGAATGTGATAAGACTAATATTTCTATGGCTCCTGAAAGGATAAGTAATTCTGAATATCAGCATAAGATCAAAGTAGCTAATCCTACTATCGAAGAATTCGGAATTGATGAAGAATATAATGATACTGATAAAAAAGAATGGCATATTAAATGTTCTTCGTGTGGTAAGTATATTCATCCTGATTTTTTCAAGCATGTTCTTAAAAAGGAAGGAGAAGATTATATAATTATTGATCCTGATTGGGATAGGGATAGTGAACAGGATATAAAGCCTATATGTAATTTGTGTGGGCGTCCTTTTGATAGGTTTGTAGATGGTGAATGGATTCCGGAGCAGAAACATAAAAGGTCTGGTTATCATATATCAAAGATGTTTTCTACTAATGTAACTATCGTTAATTTGTTAGGTAGATTTGAGGCTGGGCTTGTAGATGATACTCAACTTCAGAGATTTTGGAATGGTGATTTAGGACTTGCTTTTACAGCTTCTGGAGCTAGAGTTGATCGGCTTATGATACTTGATGCTACTCAAGATTATCGTATGGAGAGTCTTACTCCTAAAGTTTGTGTGATGGGTATTGATGTTGGTAACTTCCTTCATGTCAGGATTAATGAAATTACTGAGAATATAGCTAGAGCGGTTTATATAGGTAAGGTAAAGACTTATTCTGATATACGAGAGCTTTATTATAAATATCATGTAAGAGTTGGTATTGTTGATGCTCAACCTGAGGAGAGATTGGCGTCAAAAATTTGTACTCTTCGTGGAATGTGGAGATGTTTTTATGGTTCGGTTAAGAAAGATGTTTATGATGTGAGAGGTAAGATACTCACTGTTAACCGTACTAAAAGTTTGGATGGAGTTAAAGAGTCTTTGATGCTCAAGACTCTTGTACTTCCGTCTTCAGTTATGCATAATCAGGAGTATTTAAATCATATGCAGGCATTGACTAGAATATCTAAGGTTCGTCCTGATGGTAGTTATGAATATGTATGGATGGGTAGCAAGCCTGATCATTATTTTCATGCTGAAAATTACGCTAAATTAGCTAGGAAATTATTTGTTATGGCGAGTAGAAGATGAATAGTGCAAGAAAAGTTAGTTTAAGATATCTTAATATGATCGAAAAATCATATCCTGCAAGAGGTTTCCCAATTCCTAAATGGATAATATTTTGTAAGACTATGATTGATCGTGGTTGGAATGTTAGATTATATCGAGCTAAAACTACAGTTTCGAAGTATGTTTTTGTTCATAAAGATAATTTGATGTATAAGATACGTTTTTCTAATCATAGAGCTAATAGGAATATGGAATTTAATGATGATTGTGATTATTATGTTGGAGTTGGTAATCGATATACATTAACTACGGAGGAACTTATATCGTTACTTATCGAAAAGGATAAGAAATGAGTGAAATGTTAATTTTATGTCGTGGTGCTAATGATAGACAGATGTTAGCTATTAATTTTTTCATAAGGAGGTATATATTCTATCTTAAATACAGACCTGTAGTAATTAGATGCAAATTTGGATGGACAAGCTTTACAAGTATATTATTCAATTAGGAGATGAAAGATGATTTTAGATTGGCTTATTATTACATTCGCATTTGAACTCGGCTGGGTTCCTACTGGTGAACTTCTTATGTATGACAGGGAGTACATTATTTACATGGAAGATAAAAGTATCTATTATCCGATGAATGTAAATAGGATTGATGGTGCCAATACCTTTTATACTGATTTTGATCTAAACCTTATGTTTTTTGATTTCGTTTATGTAGAAGGTGGATTAAGGGTGATGGTACATAAAACGGAGGAGGGTATTTCTTTTAGTCCTGATGCTATTTATTATAGGTTTGGGGCAGGGTTTCAATTTGATTTTCTTACTGTATTCTGGGAGCATCATTGTTATCATCCTCAGATGTGTTATATGTTTGCATATAAACCTCTTTTAAATTGGGAAGGATGGTATGATGAAATAGGGGTAAGATTGGAGTTCTCTACTAGAAGAGAAATTAAAGAGTATGGAGGTGTGAGGTGAAAATTAGATTTTTACCGATGCAGTGAGAGGTATAACAGAGAATAGAAACAGTATATCAACTAATTTGAGCATAGCAACGCTCGAAAAATCAAATAAAGAACACTGCTATGTTTCAATCCGCAAACATGCCACTGATATCGTCAATTACGCCCACATGATAATTCTGAAATGCGATAAGCTAATCAAGGAGGGAGAGGATGATTAAAGCGGACTCCCGCCTCCTGTCATGGGAGCCGGGGGTATAGGAGGCAACAAATGGGAATGATAAAAATACAGATGATGGGAAGTTTTCCTCTTGAGGAACAAACATTCACGGCCCGGTTATATGGGCATGCCGATGCTGTCACACAAGCGATAGCATATCTCACAGGAAAGCTTCCTTGGGCAACAGGTCGAGATCACGAACTGCACGAACAGGGCGAAAGTCCAGAATACGGATTTAATCGCGATGAGTAGCAATGACTTTGCCGGTAGGAGAGAAACCGGCACCATGGGAGTGTGGAGGGTCTGGTACACCCTGACATGCAAGAGTATGTCAGCCCCATGAACGGAGTTTGTTAATGGCTTGTTGGCAGACTTGTCGGTCATATGTCCTTAAGCACGACAGAGAAACGGGGATCGTTGGTTCAAATCCAACCACTCCCAAAGGCGTCCGAGAGGCCGCCGGACTGCTTGAATGGGTAGTGCAGATGGGAGCTGGGTGCGGAATCCGGCCAAGCAGTTAGCAGGGAAGCACTGGTGATTCACTACGTGGTGAGTAGTACATGGGAGAGTACCGGTCCTGTAACCCGGTTGCCGGCGCGGACCTGCATTATTGAGAGGAAGACAGGATGAAAAAAAGACGTAACAGAAAACATTTCGAGGCTACCAGAGACTTATGGAAATGGCTTGCTGAGATAGGCGCAGACGATAAACAGGAATGGCCGAGATATGATGAAGTTGCTGGTTTAGTCTATGCATGTGCATTTTGTGAGTATTTTGGTTGTCTTGAGTGTCCATTAGGAAAAGAGTTAGGGATTTGTAGTTCCCATGGGAAAAATCTTTATGACATATGGTGTATTTCGCCTTACTCCCAACGTAAAGTAGCCGCCCGTAAGATTTATGAGTTTACAGATGGCTATATAAAGGAAACATTCAAGGAGAGGACAGGATGAAAACGGCTAGAGAACGTGCAAAAGATTATTTTGAAATCATAATGGAGCATGGATATTTTGGGGATGCTATTGACGATCTGTCTGATACTATCGCCCAAGACGACGAGGCCATTCGCCAAGAGCAGCGGGAAGCATGCATGGAAGCGGTGAAGCCTTACGTAGGACATTTGTTAAGCTTCGGACGGATAAGAGATAATATCCTATCTTCAGGCAAGGAGGAATAGATGGAAATGTCATTAGAAGAATTCCGAGAACTTTGTAAAAACACTCATCAAGATAAAAATAGATTAGTTAAACCCGCCGCTGGTCCGTTGCAATCCGGCCCGCCGCCACAAAATCATGATAACAGGTTGATTCCGTGGTTAGTAATTTATCATGAACGACCCGTGGTTGTTGTTTGGCACGAAGCAGATAAAGATTGGTATATCTCAGAAACCATGTGGACTTTAGATGAAGAGGGGATGACAAACCATGCTCCAATAAATTACTTATCATATTATCATAAAACAACAACCAACAAACATGCTCCCATCAATCTACCAGAGGATTATCACATATGACTGACATTATCATTTGCTCATGTGCTGTGGCGATAATTTCTGGAGGAGTTTTGTTTTTGACTTGGTTTTTTAGGATTCTTTATAAGGTTGGATTACCTGTCATAGAGGAAGGATATTCAGATGCAGAAAAAGTTGATGATAAATAAGTATTCATATTGTATGACTGATTATATTAGTAATTTTATAGTAGGAGATAATCAAAATGACAATTGAAGATTTTTTAAAAGAAATAGGTGGACTTGAAGCAGAGAATATTAAATTTAGACCTGGAGCTATTTTTACTTGTGATTTTGGACTTACTGAAAGATATAAGATTATTCGTGGTGAAATGGTTTGGGGTTATCCTGGTATTCATAGAGGGGTAGATAGAGGTAGAAGTAGTATACACTCTGATGGTCATCTAAATCCGATATTTTGCCCTATTGATGCTTATACTTCTGGATTTAAGGATTGGCAGGGTAGGATTTATGGAACTGATGTTTATTTTTATCATAGGGCAGGATTTAGGATTAAGGTTTCACATATGTATCCTGACAAGATAGAGATTTTAGATAAGCTTACTTCTGGCTATTCTATAAAGTCGGGAGAATACGTAGGACCAATTGGTTCATATGGTATGTCTACTGGTGATCATTCTCATACAGAGATTGAGTCTTGGGGTATAGGGGGACAGTGGCTTGAAAGTTGTGATATACTTGATCAGTTTTTAAGACTTAAATATGTCGATGCTGATGTTTATATTACTGATGAACAGATTATTAATCTTTATTATAGTTGTCCTATGATTGATGTTCAACAGGGTTGGACGATAAAGAATATAAAAGATGATTTTAGTAATCTTATGATATCTAAGAATATTACTTTTTTAAATAGGTATAAATTACAGATGAGAAGTAAAGGAAGGATTACAACGCTTTACAATAGTCATACCTTATTTGGTATGTAGGAGGAAATAAATGCCGCTTGCTTTTACTGCAGAACAAATAATTGATTTTATGCATAAGAACCCTAAGGAGGCAAGGAAAAGGGGTTTAAATGTTTATAGTGCGACATCTTTACAGGCTGTAAGTGGACGTGATAAAAGTGGTAATATGATAAATGCTACTTATGAATATCCGTTGTTCGGACTTAAGATAGATGAAAGGCTTGATATATTTAGATTTTGTAGTGCTGTGTTTGGGATAGTAACTTCACGTATGCAGAGGATATCGGGTCTTGAATGGCACATTATACCTAATTCTAAGGATGAAGATAGAATAGCCGATAGTTTAAAGGATGCTAAAGCTATTTATTCAGAATATGCACCGCTTATTGAAGATGGAAATATTGGTGCGGCTTTAATAGTACGTAAGATGTTAAATTTTGTAAAAGGATATCTTGATGAAGTACTTGATGATCTTAGTAATTTTAATACTGCACTTCTTAGATGGAAACGTCGTATAAATGCTAAGAATGAGGATAAAGCTTCAGAAATAGAAGATTGGTTGGCTGAACCAGGACTTGGTACAGATATTGGAGATTTTTTAAAAATGTCTGTGGCTGATCTTATGATACATGGTGGAATGGGAGTGTATAAAGAGGTTAATGATAACAAACTTCTTGAAAATTTTTACCTTCTTCCTGGTGGAACGGTGTTTCCTATGCGGAATAGATATGTAGGTGGAATAAATGCTTATCTTCAGCTTATAGATGTAGAAGAAGCTAAGATTTATTTTCAGGATGAGATAAGTTATTCAAAATATGTACCTACATCGGCTAGGAGTCATGGACTTATTCCCTTGGAGGCTCTTGTAAATAAGATTGCTGAAAGTCTTTTGTTTGATAAAAGGTCTGCGGAGCAGGCAGATGGGACACGTCCTCCGGAAAAACTTATAGTATTTGGTGATAATGCTCCTTTTGGTAGTTTTGATGAAGAAGTTAATCTACCGATAAATAAAGATGAACAGGGTAGAATTGAGACTATCATTAATGAATCAAGGAAAGAAGCTATACGTACACTTTCTGGTGTTGGTACTCCTATTTCAGTTGATCTTTCACGTGAAAATCTTTTTCAATATCAGATGGAGAGACAGAAACAGATACGTGAAGAGGTTGGGCTTGTTTATAATGCATCTAATGTTGAGATGAATTTAACTGGAAGTGATGATACTTCAGGTAGGGCTACATCAGAAACACAGGAGAGACTTGATAAACAGCGTGGTATTTATCCGGTTATTTTACTTTTACAGAGATTTTTTGATAAGGATATCCTTCCATTTAGATATGGAACTGGATACAAACTTGAATTTTCAGGAGGTACTAATGAATTTGAACAGATTAGGCTTGTCAAAGAAAAAATGCAGAGTGGTGTATTTCCGGTTAATGAAATACGAACAGAAGATTTAGGTAAAGAGCCATTTGAAGGGGAGGAGTATGATAAGCCAAAAGGTGGTGGACAAATGGGTGATTCTATGAATCCAATGAATATATTGCAACAAGGAGAATGAAATGGGTAAAGTACGAGGTATTCAAGACAGAACTGGACCTGAAGGTAAGGGTCCTACTGGTAGGCTTAAGGGGGACTGTATGGAAAAGGTACATAATATAGATTTTATTGATTATTTTGAAGAAGATGTAGATGATCTTATTAAAAAGGCTATAAAAGAAAAGTGGTCTTTTAAAGAATTACTTTTCAAGACGGTTGACCTTCTGGCAGGAGTGGAAAAGGCTTATGCTCCGGGTACAAGAAGACGTAGGAAAGATGGTACCTACGAGAAGCAGGAGGATGGGTCCTGGGTGAGGATTACCGAACCTTCCAGTCAGGCAGGAGAGGATTTTGAGGATACTACACAGGATGAGGGAGAAGAGGAACCAACTGATATAGATTCTATGCGTGATGATCTTGCTGGAAGATGGGCAGGTGGGAATGCAGGTACTTTATCTGAACTTATAGTAAATCAGATGTCAGATGAAGACATATCTTCTCAAGGTTATGATAATAAGGAAGACATGATGACTGATCTTGAATCGAATTTTGATTCTTCTGATTTGGCTAAGATGTACGTAGATTCTCTTTCTGATGATGCTATTGTTGAGTCTCATGATTCTATAACTTGGGAAGTACCTAAGGAAGAGGAGACATCAGATGCTATGGATATTTTACGTGATAGTTACGACACACAATTTACAGATGAGGAATTGAGACAAGAATATCAGAAGTTAGTACCTGATCTTGATTCGAGTGAATTTGATTCGCTTAATAATATGAATCATGAAGAACTTGTGAATGCCATTATGGGACGTATTCAACATACTAAGGGTTTTAAACAACCTGAAGATGAATCAGAAGGAGAGGTATCTGAAGAAAGAGTACAGTTACTGGCTCAAATTGATGATCTATTTGATGAATTAGGTCTTGAAGGTCATGAATATCAACAAGCTATTGAAGATGCTAAAAATGCTACTGATGAAGAATTAAGAGAGGATATTAAACAATTAACAGAAGATTTAAAAGATGAGTCGGGAGAAGGAAGGCAAGATGATGACGATGGATGGTGGTAATCGATGGAAAAGATCATAGTAAATAAACGTTTTACTCAAGAACAGGTGAGAAAATCTATAGCTCCTTTATCTTTGGATTTAACGGCTATGTTTAGACAACTTATGCAAGATATTATAGAATATATTGGTGATGCACAACGAGCCGGGTATACTCCGGAAGAAGCTATAAATAAGATTGATGATTTATTCGGTAGGGAGGATATAACAGATGCCGATGAAGCCAAAAGATGGAGAGAATAAAGATGATTTTATATCAAGGTGTACGTCAGAAATGTCAAAAAGTCATCCTGATTGGGAAAATGATAAGTGTGTTGCGGCTTGTTTTTCTATGTATAGGGCAGGTTTATGGTCAAACATAAGAAAAAGTATAAAAAGACTCATCGGCCTATTATAAATGCAAGAAAGCTTCGTAAAGAAGAGCTTTTGAAGCAGACTAAAATTTATGTATATAAACTTCTTGATGAGCGTGTACCAAATTGGAGGATTGATCCTTTGCTTAAAGTAAGGGTGAATGAGATTATTCGTGAAGAAGTAGAAATAAAGGTAGATGGTTTTGTAAGTTCTGCTAATATGTTAGTAAACAAGGTGGTAAAGTGATGTTTGTTAGTCTTTGCATACTTCCGTTTATTACGTGGGGTATTATTGGTTTAGGATTTATCAAGATAATAACTTGTATTCCTAAGTTACAAAAAAGAATAGCGTTATTAAAAGATGGGAAGAATAGAACTAAATAGATTAAGAAAAAAGTATAATTATACTTCTGGTGAATATAAAAAGCTTGTACAGAGAATTATACTTGATAACAGTACTGCGATACAAAATAAAGTCTCTAAGATTTCTGAAGAGGATTTATCTAAAGCGGCTAAGCGTATAGCTACTAAGGAAAAGAAGATGATTATTCCTAAAGATTTGAAGGTTCCTAGAGGGCTTAATGTGAAGAAAGCTGTTGAAAGAGGAACTTTAATGACAGATGAACTTAGGAATAGAATTTCTTCTAAACTTAGAAAATCTCTTAATCAATTTACTCCTAAGACTGGAGAAACTACATTTGTAAGAAGAAGGGGCAAAAAAGCTGGTACTATTAATCCTAAATTAATAAGTGAATTTGAAAATGATATAATTGGAGTCTTTGAAAATTACACTAGGAAGGATTCAAAGTACGGAGTACCAAGTAATGTTCATAGTATAGCTGTTACTGAATTTAGATCGGCTGTAAATGAGATGAAGTTTAGATATATGAGTACTTTTATGGATAACAATCCTGGTTTTCAGGTTAGAAAGGAATGGATACATAATAAATCTTTATCTAAAAAGCCAAGAGAACATCATATGGCCATGAATAAGCGAAGTGTATCATTTAATGAGTCGTTTATTCTTTCTAATGGAGTTGTCTTAAGATATCCTCATGATCCGGAGGCTCCAGTTAAAGAAGTAATAAGTTGTAATTGTGATTATCAAATTTATATAAATAGGTTATGAGTCGTGTTGATAAAACTTGACAAATATTTTATCTTATGGTATAATTGAGGTAACATGGAAAATCGTATAGCCTTTCATTTTCATCCATACAAGATAGAAGATCACTTGCATGTGGTGGAAAAAACTGAAGGAAATATAAGACGTTGTTATTTAGAAGGTATTGCATCTGGAATAAAAAAAGATGAGCATGGTGAAAGGATGACTGAAAGATGTATAAAGTCATTTATGGATCAAGCTAATACAGGAGATATTCTTCTTTATCCTGATCTTCACGGATTTAAAGCTACTGAAGATATAGGAATACTTAAAAGTGCAGAAATTTTGCCTGAAGGTGATTGGCATATTTCTTGTATGTTATATGATGAATCTGATGGGATAGATACAGCTTCTGTCCAAAGTGCACAGAAACTTTGGAAACAGGTAAATGGTCTTCCTCCTTATACGAGACCACGTGTTAAAGGTTTTAGTATAGAGGGTTATGTCCCTGATGGTGGGATTGTCAATATGAATACTACCGGACAAAGGGTACTTGATAATGTATCTTTAGACGGTGTTGTTGTGGTCCCGAGACCAGCTTATAAAGATTCTATAGCTCATGCAGTCTATAAGGCTTTAGGAGTTAATGCACCATGGCAAATAGAAAATTTTCAAAATTCTATCAGAAGTAAATTACGTGATAAATTAGTTTCTGATGAGATTAAGGACACCTATTTCAGAAGAAAATATCAGATAGAAGATATTTTTCAAGATCAAATTAATGATATTATGGTATCTCAAGTAGTTAATAAAGAAGAATTACTTGGTATAGCTTTTGACGAGTTCAAAGCTTTGATGATGGAATTGATCCTCCAATCGGAGGATGCATTTGATTGTGAACAACTTGAAGAAGTTACGATGTCAAGGAAGCGAGAACTTTTATTGAATATTCGTAAAAATCTTAATGCTATTGTTGCGATTAGAGGAGAAATAAATGAAAACTAAGAAAAAGAATGATGTTACTAAAGCTTTGAATCCTGAAGAGAAAACACTTCTGGCTAATATTAAGAGTATGGTGACTGAGCTTGAACAGATGGATGGTGGGGAAGAAGTTATGGAAGCAGATGATGTTGTAATCCCTGAGGACAAAGAAGAGGAAATTACTATGAAATCTTCTGAAGGTGCAACTGCTTCTGATGATGCTGATAAGAGAAAGGATGAAGACTTGCCCGATACTACCAAGGAAAATATTACTGCTGTAAAAACTCTTATACGGCATATGGATCGGAAACTTAAAAAATCTCAAAGTTCTGATATCAATCTTACTCAAGCTTTGAATGGGGTTACTATGGTTTTACAGAAGGTCTGTAAAAGACTTGACGAACATGATCAAGCTTTTGGGAATCTTTTTACTGGTCTAGGAATTTCGGAGCAGATAGAAAAATCTATTACTCCTCCGAAATCTAAAGATAAACCTGTACAGTCTACAGATACGGCAAGAGTTCTGAAAGAACTTCTTGGATTGACTGATCAGGATGAAAGAAATGTTTCAAAATCAAGAAGTTTGTCAGATGTTAGAAAATCTTTAGCAGATAGAAATATTCTGACGGCTTTACTTAAAGAATAAGGAGATAGCGAATGAATAATAATATAGTTAAACAATTTAACCGCTATGCTCGGGAGAATAAAAGTATTATAAGGAAAGCTCTTGATTCTTCGACAAATGTTGGTGAGGCTCTTATTCCAGAATATCTTGAAGATGTGATTACCAATACTGTTGTGAGATTAAGTCCTGAACTTGCCATGATAGTTTCAAAGTATGATCCTCAGAAATTTCATGAATTTAATAGACTTACTTCTCTCCCTGCGGCAGGCGGAGCGATGGGGGAAGGTGCTACTACTCCCACACGGAATGCTACTTATGCAAGGGACAGTGTACAGCTTAAAATTATAAGGCGTAAGGGTTCTGTTACTAATTTCTTACAGGATACTAGTCAGAATTATATAGATGCGGCGGCGGCTGAGATGGAATCTCATTTGTTAGCACATACTTTTGATCTTGCGACTTATATACTTTATGGAAATAAAGCGGCTGATTCTTATACTCATGATGGTCTTGATTTTCTTATTCAGACTAATAGAGTAAATGAAGCTGTCGGTGGTGCTGTTCCTACAAGTCTATCGTTTCTTGATGATATGATTGATGAGAATCTTGAAAGACAAGGTGTTAATCATAACAAGGCGTTTGTTATGTCAGCTAGAATGCTTAGTAAGATAAGTGCTCTTTTAACGAATGTACGTTTGAATCAGGGTCTTACTGGTAATGGCCTAACACAGGTTGATGTAAATGGTGGTTGGAGACTTAATGCATATAGGGATATACCTATTATAGTCTCTTCTGCTTGTCGACCGAAAGCAACTATGGGTACTGTAACGGCTTCTTCTTCCGGAAGTGGTAGTGCAATTACTGATGATACTTATTATTTCAGAGTCTCTTATGTAGATTACAACGGTGAAAGTCTTGCTTCGGCTGAGGTAAGTGAAGGACCTACGTCTAATGTAGACGAGATTGAACTTAGTTGGACTGCTGTTACTGGTGCCCTATATTATAAGATTTATGCTGGTACTGCTACTGGTGTACTTTACTTGGTTGATATAATATCGGCGTTTACTTATGATTCGAATGGTACAATAAATGGTACAGTTACTACTCATACATTTACTGCTGATCCTGCGGCTGATACTACGACAGTTCCTACGGCTTTACAGGAGGATGTTCCTTTAGTGGCCACTGGTGGGATTGCTCCTGAAATAGTTTTTATGTGGGACCTTGATGAGTATCAGGGTTTGGGAAAATATCCGTATACTAATTCTGGTGGATCAAGATTTAATGGTCTTGTGACTGTTACTCCTTTAGCTATTACGGATGATTTTTTGCCATTTATGATAAAGACATATGGCGCACTCTGTCCTTCGTATGAAGCGACTTCTATGATTCATAGAGGTTTGAGGGTAGCATAATGGCAGTCAAAACTCAGAAGCAGAAAAAAGTAGTAAAAGAGCAGGGGGAGAAGAAGTCTTCTCCTGCTCCTATCAAAAAGGGTAAGCCTAAATTTACTTTGTCTTGGGTTAAGATGGGGAAAGTTAATGCGGCTTTTTATTATAAGAAAAGGGAAGTAACGATTAAGTTACAGGATCGGGTTGTAATCATTCCTTCTAACTTGAGCAAAAATGAACTTGTTAATTACTACAAAATGCTTAAAGAGATTGGTTGTAAAGATGTATCAATTATTGATAGTAAACCTGTGAAGAAGGAAAAGAAGATTTATGAAGTAGAGTTTGCACATCCTGATAATGCTGTAAATGAACCTGTACAAGGTAATTTTTCTTTGATAATAGCAGATAAGGAAAAACAGTTTACCTTAAGCGATTCTGGAACTGTTATAACTTCTGAAAAAGAAGTTATAGATGCTTTGAGGAAAGCGGGTTTTGTGGAAGTAGGTAAGAAGGAAGTTAAGGAGGACTAATCATGGGGAATGTTCTAACTGATGAATTAATAAGTCATTTAAATAATAGTAGTCCGGTTGCACAGCTTTCTAAACTTGGAAGTAGGCTTGATGAAGCGTTAATGGTTAGTCCTTCTATTTGGCCTAATGTATCATATTTTGTCGATTCTGTAAATGGTAGTGATAACAACGATGGTCTTACTCCTGGTAAAGCTTTTGCTACTATTAAGGAAGCGATAAATGCTGCAAGATATGTTCCTGGGACTAGTAATATAGACTATGGAAAGGAACATATTTCGTATATCTTTGTTAGACCCGGACATTATAATGAACAGCTTCTTTATGCTGGTTATAATATTCATATCTTTGGCCTGGGATTTGCGGTTCCTGGTAAAGATTATGGGGTATCGATTAATTATGATGGTGCGGTTGCTGATACTTGTGTGATAGGGTTTCAAGGTTCTGGAAATTCAATTCATAATGTTCATGTGTATTGTGACGGTGCTTTCCCTGCTGTTTATGTTGCAAATGGTGACAATCATTTACTTAATAACATAGTGATAGAAGGTGATGGTGTAAATGCTACTTATGGGGTACTTGCTGACTCTATGAAGGGTTCTTGGATAAAGGATCTTATGATTCATGGGTGTAATATCGGTATTGGAGTTCAGGGAGGAGCAGACCACTATTTTATTCATGGTGGAATAGAAAATTGTCAGATTCATTCTGATATTACTGGAGCAAAGGGAATTTGGGTAGATGGAGCTACTCTTGTTTCCTATAATACAAGGATTCATAAAAATTTTATTGAACTGGTAGGGGCTGGAGCTACGGCAAAAGGTATTGATATTGATAATACTGGTGTTGTTCCGGTAATGGACAATTTTATTCAAATGGCGGCTTCTGCTACTGGTATTGAGCATGCAGGTTCAGGGGCAATGTTTAATCATGTATTTCTTAATGGAGTACTTCAAGGGGCTGATTCTAAAACAGTACATGATGGTAGTTTGGCTTAAAGATGGAGGAGCTTTGTCTCCTCCTTTTTTAATAAGTCAAGACGGCACAAAATGAAAAGATTATTAGTCTTATTATTTTTTATATCCTCATTTTTTATTGATGCAGAAACTCATACTGCTGATACCGCGTCACAAGCTGATGTAGCGGCTGCTTATGCTCTTTGCACATACGGTGATACTCTTGCGATTCCTTCGGGTAACGAAACGTGGACAAGCGGCATCGAGATCACAAAAGATATTCATATCGTGGGAGCTGGTATCGATTCAACAATATTGACAGTTGGCATGTCAGGTGGGAGCGAAGAGGCTTTTTTTAAATTCGTTCCGGACGAGACAGCGAGGAATAATATTGATTCCCTTGAAGATGAAAACACATTTGAAGTTCGAGGAATAACATTTACGAATAGTAGTATATTGTCAAATAAATTTGGAGTTTGGATATTTAATTGGTATACTCCCCCGATCCGACGTGTCCGAATCCATGATAATAAATTCAATAATATTCATAGAGCCGTACACGTGCGAGGGTATATCCATGGTGTATTTGATTCTAACACTTGTATTAATTCAAACGGTTCTTATCCACAGGGACGCGGTCTGGATGCTTGGACCTATGATGTTATGACAATTGGTTCCGGTGATGGCTGGTATATCGAGGATAATACCTTTTCATTTTCTGGAGTTGGTGATATATGTGGTGCGGGTAATGACGGCGGAGGATTTGTTGTCAGATATAATACGATGACCGGAACGGCTGAGATATATGTCGAAATGCACAGTAATCAACTCGGATATATAAAGGGATCACAGATACTTGAGGCATATGGTAATTATCTACCTGCTACCGCTAATCAAGGTTGGGACATTCGTGGAGGTAAGGTACGTATTTTCTATAATTTGGATAATGATGATTCTCATAATGTAAGGGAAGAGTTCCAAGACTCTGCTTCTGGTGATTTGCCTCCTAATCAATGTACCTCCGACGCTCCCCAAGTTTGTGGGGATGCCTGTACTTGCTGGAAGGTCCATCAATCATACATGTGGAATAACCGAAATATATCAACTAATGATATACAACGATTTATGTTAATGGATGAGGATACTACACCGTATGATCGATATGATAATGTAAATCTTAATGATCCAAGAGAATTACTGGAAAATCGAGAGTTCTTTACACAACGAAATACAGGTACATTCGATGGTTCTGGGGATACAGATAAAGGCGGTGGAGTAGGGTGTGGTACTTATGCACAGATGATAGCAATTACTCCCACATTAACTAATTGTGGATTTTGGGTAACCGATCAATCATGTACTGATTTAACAGATTATACCGGAGCAAACCCGACGACGCCAATATCAGGAACATTGTATAGGTGGTCTGGCGTGGAATGGGAAGAATATTACAGTCCCTATACTTATCCTCATCCTTTGCGTGAGAGCGATGAACCAGAAGGTGGTGGTCCTCCTGGTCCTGCACGAAGGAAAGATGAAGCTGAGACTTCTGATGTTATGGTATCACTTTCTTTCTATAATATGGTTTTAAAAATGATTGAAAGTAGAGCTATTTCTATCGGTGGACTTGCTTTACTAATACCAATAATATATCTATTAAGAAGGAGAAAATAAATGTCGGTAGAAGCTACTGGTTTTGATAAAAATAGGAAAAAGATGATACTTTCTGATGTTCTTGAAGGTACATGGCCTGTGAGCCATATTCATGTTTGTATGGAAGGTGCTACTGCTGGAGATATTTGTCAGATAGACGATAGAAATGGTGAAGTACCTGTAGGTTATACGGTTGCAAATGAGGAACATTATGACAGAATAATACCTGTTAATAATAATGTTACTGATCTTACAGTAACTATACTTGATACGGTTAATGCTTTCATTATAGTACATCTTAAAGGGGAGTATGATTTAACTAGATATGTCTAATACTGATGGTTGGATTTACGAAGGACAAGAATACTCACTTATTTTATCTACAGAAAGAGACCTTTCCGGAGAAACTGGAAATGTTAAATTTGAGATTACTGATCCTGATAATAATGTATCTACTGTTACTCCTACGATAGATAGTCCTGCTACTGATGGTAATCTAAGTTATACATTTCCTGTGGATTATCTTACAATTGGACTTTGGCAGATACGATGGGAGCTTATTAATGAAAAAATTCCTGGTCGTATTTATTGGCTTCGTGTTATGCCCAAGATTGAGGAATCTAATATACCGGCTGTTATAGAAATGCGAAGTATGCTTGAAGGGTATGGTATTTCTGAGACTGTACTTTCTGATGATTGGTTTGTAAGGATGAGAGATAATTTTGTAATTCCGTGGATGGAGTCTAAAATAGGGCAATCTCTTGGTGTAGCTTCTGCAGAACAGAAGACGGAATATGTTTCCGGTACTGGTAGTAAGTTAATTATTCTTTCACGTAGGCCAATTGTTGATCTTGTGTCTATCAGTTATACCAATGTACAGAATGATCAATATGTAATAAGTATTAATTCTGTTGTGGTTTTAGCTGATGAAGGTATAATCATTGCTAAGAGTGATTTCGGGGAAGGTGTTATTAATCCTTTATTTGCACGTGGTACAAAGAATATAAAAGTGATTTATACTTATGGTTATGTAAATGTACCTTCTCTTTTACGTCAAGCAATAATTTGTCTTACATGTGAAAAAGCTTTGGGTCAAGTTGCTAATAGAACTGGTGGAGGTAATCTTTCTGTACAGGGATTTAGTAGAAATCATGGTAATCGTGGGAAATGGGATAATATAAGAAATGAACTTGCTAGGGATGGAATCTCTGCTTTAAAATCATTTCTTACAGGAACGGTGGGTAATGTCTGATTTATCTACTTTATCTAGTAAACTGCTCAGTAATCAAGGAGTTGATCTTGAGCAACTTCATGCTCTTTTAGATACTAAAGAAATTATTGATCAACGTGGGGACAGTATTAATGTTAAAGTACGTGGAGAAGATAACGTTATACGAGATAGATATAATACTATAAAAAAACTTTCTGATGTTACTTCGTTAGCATTTAACGCTTATCCTATAGATTTTAATCCGAATAAATATAGGATAGAAAAGGCTGGTCTTTTTGAAGAGTCTGAACTTCTTCTATATACTGCTACTGCAGATTGGTTTAATGCTGGTTATACATTTGATACTATTAATATAAAAAGAACTACTATATATGTAAGAGATCAGATGTATGTTATAAAGGAAAAGGGGCTTGCGTCACAATTTGGTGATGTATGGTTATATATTACTTTTGGGTTATATAAAGAATGATTGATGTAAGATATTCTATTACATTTGAAGCTAAAAGATCACGTATAAGGAGACTTCCTCGTTTAGTCCCTCCTGTACTTGATTCATCGCTTAAAAGAGATGCTCAAGGAGTAATAAAAGAATTTCAGCAGGGTATTATCAAAAATGATCTGAGACTTGAGCCTCTTAAACTATCTACGATTAAAAGGAAAAGAAGTCATGGAGCTAAAAAACCTGAAAATCCGCTTTATGATCTTGGAATAGACGATCCTAGATCATATGTAGAAATGATGAAAATTGTAAAGCTTAAGAATGGTTATAGGGTTAGACCGAGTTCTAAAAAGCATCATACAAGTGATCTTAAACTTAAAGACCTTTTTGATGTACATGAATTTGGTGCTACTATTAATCATCCTAATGGGGTTATAAGGATACCTCCAAGATCGGCTTTTTTTCTGGCTTATAGAAGATATATGAATAAGCGTAGGAAGATGGAGCCTAAACCTGCGGTCGAAGTTAAAAGAGCTATTACACGTTTCATAAATGAAGGTAAGGAGGCTACTTTTAAAAGAATCCGTGAGAAGGAAGTACAAGGTATAATAGGTGATCTTTATGAAATATGATCTTGAGACTTTTGAAACAACTTCTGGTTGGTCTGGTACTGGTAGTGTTGCTGTACATGGGCTTAATGAAAATACTGAGTATATAGCTTCTCTTAAAGAAAAATCACTTGTTTTTCATTTTCCTGAAGGTAGTAACGGCGAATCTATAACTAAGTCTGTATCTGCATCAATAGGAGATTATGATACGGTAGTCTTTAGTTTGTGGTCGAGAGAAAAGAGATCAGCTTCCTATAGGAAAAGTTCTGACTGTTCTTATAAGATATCCTTTGATGCAGATAATGAATTTTTTATCAGAACTTTTCCTACTTTTACTCATGAGACTATAGATATTTCTGGTCTTTCTTCAATAGATAGAATTAAGATTACATGTTTACATGATGATGAAGATTATCTTGTTATAAGTGCTATGTATCTTGAAAAACAGGAATTACCAATAGATATCTTTACTGCTATTTCTGAGCACATTGATTATATGTTTGAGATAGAATATGGGAAGGGTATACTTTTGGGTACTTTGTCTGGTTCTGCTGGTGATACTAATGTTACACTTCTTGAAAATTTTATAGGAAGATATTCTGTAATACTTATCGATGACGATGTAAATTCTGAGACTCATCAATTGGGTGAAAGATCGGAAACTGGTTTTGGTCTTACTGACCTTTTTGATGGAAATTTTCTTGTTAACAATTTTACAGATGCACCAGTATATCTTATATTTCCGGCAAGGGCAGGAATAGGAAGTTCAGAGATTGAGATACAACTTCCTGGGTTTAGTGTGTGGGGACTTGTTCCGGAACCTGTTAATAGAGGTACTGATTTAGATACTTTTTTAGATACTTTCCAAACTCTTACTATCGGAAACAAAGACCAAGGAAGAGTTTTAAGATATCCTATTCTTGTTGATTGTGAGGCTAGAAGTTATGAAATATTAATGAATATGTCAAGTTTAATTAAGAAATTTTTAGATACTCATACTTTATGGATTAATGGAAGAAAGAATGATATAGATTATGATGTCATACCTATTGAAGTTGAACCTACTTCGTCTTATGACGTCATACCTAAGATTCAGTATACAATAAATGTGGAGGTAAAGGAAGAATTATGGGCAAGAAGACATCTACCGATAGCGGGAGCGGCAACTTTGAATCTAACTCCAAGTTCTCAGGGGAGCTTGTTGTAGAAAAGGTACAGAAGCCTAGTAAAAAGATGGTTTCTGTTACTTTTAGACAAAATAGAAAGTTTGATTTACATGTAGGTAGGAATATTGTTGTTTTTGAAGGTATGGAAACAAAAGAAATTCCTATAGAATGGCTTGAGCATCCTGATTTTATACAAGCCAAGAAATATCTTGTGATTAAGGGGGTATAAAGATGCCTACTAATTTGAGAAAATTAGGTGTTTATGGAGATAACCTTCCGGTAAAACGTACTAAGACTGTCATACCTTCTGATTTCTTAGTAGGTGGTATTATGGGCAGGTTTGAAAGAAAATACGATAAAGTATTTTTAGTTCATAATGAAGAAGAATTTAAAGAAATTTTCGGAGAGCATATAACTTCTACGTATTATGGTTCTGATATAGTAAAGGCGTTTTTTGCTAATGCTGTTGGAGTAGATGCAAAACTTTATGTTGGTGCTCATGTAGGATATACTGGTTCTGCTATAGATGCTGTAAGTGCTTCAAGAACAAAACAGGATGACGGAGCACAAGATTCGATAACTGTTACCGATGGTTATGAAGAAGAGGTAGGATATGGCACATCTGGAAACCGTACTGGTACTAAGATTGAACTTGCTACCAGATTCTCTACTGCCGCTTCAGCTACTTGTGCTGCTACTGGTCAAAGTTATGCTGAACTTGACTCAGTGATAGGAATTAAGGTAGGGGATATTGTAAAATTTGCTGCTACTGGTGGTACTCCTGGCACAGAATATCACAAAATTACTCAAATTGATGAATCTACGAAGCGTATTTATTGGTCGGGTAATTTTTCTGCCGCTTCTGCTTCTTTAGATGTTGATGATGTAGTTTCTGTTCCTGGTTTTACTTTAAAGACATACCGGAAAAGCATAAATGGTGTTGAGAAAGAAGTAGATGTAGAACTTGGCAAGATTATCTGTACTATGGAGTCTGAGGTAAGTGATTTTTATGCTCCAAATGTATTTGCACAAAGTAAATGGATAGTAGTTACTGATGAATCTTCATCTTCTACTTTGGGAGACAAGCTCTTTACTTCAGATACTGAAGTCACATATCCTACTAATGGAGCGGAGGGTACTACTCCTACTACTTCTGCCCACTGGTCTAAAGTTTTAGCACTTTTTAACAATCTTCCTGTACGTATATTGGGGAATCCGGAAAGTACTGATGCTACCATTCAAGCGGCTGGAGAAACGTATTGTAAGGGAAGGACTGATAATCCGAAATGGCTTTATACTATAGCTGAAGATCAGACCAAAGCGCAACTTAAAGTTATTGGTTATTCTTTTCAAAGATCAGATGAAGTTGACGGTGTTATTGTTGCTAATTGGGTTAAAGTAGAAGACCCATTTGCAACTTCTGTTCTTGCTCCTGCAAGGCATGTTCCTAATATTGGTCATGTAATGGGAGCTTGGATAAGAAGTATTGGTCTTTATGGTATTCATATAATACCTGCTATAAGACAGGTACCTCTTTATGGTATTATTGGAGTGGTAGGAGATCAATTTCTTGATAATGATGATAGAACTGAGATAGCTGAAACTGGTATTAATCTAATACAAGAGCTTGAAGGTGTTGGAATAATTATTAGAAATTTCTTTACTCCAAGTACTGATCTTGCGTATATGTTCGCAAATGGAATACTTATGAAGGATTATATAAAGGTTTCTGCTGTAGATTCATTACAGAATTCTGAAAATATGCCTAACTCTATAAATCGTATTAAAGAAGATAAAATGGCTATCTTACAGTTTCTTTATAGGTTATGGGAAAGTGGAAGTACTGGAAATGTTCCAGAGGGTGAAACTTTTGGTAGAACACAGGACGAGGATGGAAATGAATCTAATCCGACAAATCATTTTGAAGTTAAGGCTGATATTATAAACAATCCTCAAACTTCAATAAATGCTGGTGAACGTAATCTTGATACTTATTTTACTTATCCTACTCCTGCGGGTTCGATTAAGATAGGTGTTGGAATACTTTTACTTTAAAGGAGAAGACAAGTGCAAAGGAATGATTTAGCTGAAAAGAAACGTGTACTTATTGATGGGGAGGAAATACCTGGACTTGTTAGTTTTGCTGAAATTCCTCTTGAAAAAGGTCAATTGGAAGTACCAGAGTTTAAAAAGATTAGACGTATCCAAAACGGTATTACTACTATACCTGCGATACAGATTACTTATAAGATAAGTAAGGATACTAATACTTTACAATTTATGAAGGATTGGTATTTTAATGATGAGGAACATGATGTAACAGTAATCCGTACGGATGCTTCTGGTACTGAGTTTGCAAGGACCTTACTTCCATCCTGCGAATGTGTAAGGTATTATGAACCTCCTTATGATGCTGGCAATCCTACATATGCACAGGTTCAAATCACTATATCTCCTTGGGATGTTATTCCCATTGATGCGGAGTAAATAATGAGATTACCAATTCCAATATTCTATAGTGATATGATATATACTGACATAGAGATCGAAAGTCCACGTGCTGGAGTGTTGGCAGATGTTCGTAAGGTAGCTGATAATGGCTGTTGGTTTTCTGCTATTCATGTATTAATATCTGGTTGTGTTGTTCAGCTTTCAGGAAGTGAAGACGTAGTAGAAAAGTCAAGAATTAAAGCTATTTGTAAACATATGCCATACCGGAGCGCAGAGTATATAGGGCTCAAATGTATTTTACAGATTAGTCCTGATGATGGATTCGAAGGGGTTTATACTTGTCCTAGATGTGGTAATCAGACAATAACTGAATATATTAAACAAGAAGATGAAGTTATAGATACAAGGGATTTTGTTTCTGACCTTGAAGTTATATATTATGATGGGGAAGAGAACGATATCTATATTTCTCTTAATGATCCTGTGACTATAAAGAGTAAAGGTGAGATAATAATAGAAATAGCTTCTTTTAATTTACATTTCCCTACTTTAAATGAGTGTATGATTGCAGAACTTAGATATGGACATGACAATATGACTAGAACTCAATTCGGAATTTATGTAGAGGCTCTTGAGATGGTTAATGGTTCTGCTACAGATGCAAAATGGAAAAATAATTTTGGGATGTTACTTTTTGAGAATATGAAGGAATTTGTAAAACTTAATAAAACTATGTCAGAATATGGTATGAAAAGTGTTATTGAAAAAAGATGTATTAAGTGTGGAAAATTATGGAATGCTGAGGTAAATACTACAAATTTTTTCGAATCCGCTCTTCGTTCTATGTAAAGCAAGATCGAAGAGCAGTATTTTGGCTTATACCTAGTATAAAGTATCTTGATTTTGATATAAAGGTATTTTTAGAGGAGACAGCTAGACTTGCTATGACTACTTATGGGGCTTTTAATTATGAAACTTTATATAACATGAAGTTTGATGATTATGAACATACTATTGAGATTGTTAATAAGTTAGTAAAGGAAATAAAAGATGCCGGCTGAAGATGTAGCTTTTACTTTTAACCCACGTCCTATTGTAGATGGTGTAAAACAGATAGAAGGTAAGATGTCCCAAATGGTAAAAGGTTTTGCTAATACTACTAAAAAAATGACAAAAAGTGTTTCAAGGGGAATAGTAAGAGCAGTAAGATTTATAGGGACTATGTTTCTTGCCGTCAAGGGTGTAGGGAAACTTATAAAGGAGATGCCGGAGATAGGACAAGCTTTCGGTATAGCTAAAGATATTATATTTAAAAATTTGTTGTGGCCTTTACGTAAAGAGATTATGCCTCTTTTACAAAAAATGCTTGATTGGGTAAGAGATCATAGAGCTATGTTTGTAAAATGGGGTCAGGCCATAGCCAATATCTTTAGAGTAGTAGTCCTTTTTGTTAATCGATTTATAGATACTGTTAAACAGATGATGAACGCTTTAGGATCAATCTTTAAAGGAATATTTGGTGACCAAATAAGGACTGTAAGTGATTTTATTAATATTATGCTTTTTAAAATAGCTTCTATGGTTGAATTCATAGGTCTTTTAATAGAACCTATATTTGATTTTTTTAAAAGATTTTTATCAGAAGTAGGACCACCGTTGCTTGATCTTGCAAGGGTACTAGTAGAAGGTCTTTTCTCTAGTGCCTTAAGCCTTCTGGAAGGTATCATGACTGGCCTTGGTGATATAGAAGTACCCTTGGGGAATATAGTAAGGGATATTACAAAATTTGTTGATGGACTTTTTAAGGCAAATGAACATGGTGATTCAATACAATCTGTATTTCGTTCTATTGGTGAACTTTTGGGAAAAGCTGTTGACTTTATTGCTGAAATAGTTGAAAGTTTTACTGCAAGTTTTTTACCTGCGATACAGGATATTATGACACCTATACAGCGGATAGTTGATGCATTTGATCGTATCTTTACTGCTATATTCGGAGGTTCTAAACAGCTTAAAGCATGGAAAGATATTTTTTCTTTTTTAGGAGGAGTAGTAGGAGAAGGAGTAATGTTTATATTCGAAGGAATAGCTTCTGCTTTAGAGCTTGCGGCTACCAGTATAGAAAAGATAGTTGAAGGTATACAGTGGATTATAGATCATACTAATGATGTTAAAAATTTTTTCGGAAAGGCTGTTGGAGATGTTAAAGACTTTTTCGGTGTTTCATATGGTGAAAAGGGTGGAGTTCAGGTAGGAGGGAATATAGGGCTTCCTCTTATGAAACCTACCACCAATAATGTTAATGTTGGAGAGATAAATAATAATATAACCGTTACTGAGGGTAACGCATATAGAGCAGGTGAAGAATTTGGAAGGGGACTTAAAGACGAACTTCAAAATGAAGCTGTGAGGCAGGGTCGATGACAAAAAGACAACAAGCTAATTACGCTGTAAAACTTCCCTGGTATATATATGATATTTCTAACTATCAACTTATTACTACACCTATAATTCCTGGGGACATCAGAGATACCAAAGAAATAATACTAGCTGAACAACCTATCCCTGGATTAAATTATTCTCCGATAAGTCCTGGAGGAGGAGGAAATAGAAAGATTTCTTTTACATTACCATTAATACGTCGTGGCAATATTGTTGGTAATGTACTTATGCTTAAACAATTTGATACATTGCGTAATCAATCAACTGGATATCTTGGATTTGGTAAAGCTGGACAGTTTACTCCTACTCCCAAAGTGCTTTATTGTTGGGGTATTGGAAGTGTTCCTTTAGTTTGGTGGGTGAAGAAATGTGATCCTACGCATAAAAAAGGTTGGATAAATGCTATTGGTCAGCCACAGTATTCAGAGATAGAGTTTGAACTCTGGCTTGATGAATCTGATCCTATATATAGAATGGAAGAGATTTTTAGGAAAGTTTCTACCATATTAGGTGAAAGTCTT